GACATACAATTTAATAATAATGGAGCGTTCAGTGGTTCAAACAAGTTAATCACTGATGGTTCGGGAAGCCTCTCGGCCTCCACAACAATTTCAGCATCTTCTTTTCATGGTGACGGCTCAAACCTAACAGGGCTCACAGCGAGTGCTGTGAATGTAGCTGACGGACCAGAATTTTCTATACAGTTCAGAAGAGATTCCCCAGTGACTGGAGAGATCAGTGGCTCTGGCTTGCTGATGTCCGATGGAGCAGGTGCAATTTCGGCGTCCTCAAACATCTCCGCATCTAACTTCTATCTTACTCCGGGCCAGACAATCTTTTTTGATGGCAACACAGAAACAGTGAAGATTGCCAATAATGGAACAAACCTAGATATTAATGGCAACAACATCATGCTCAATGCAGCTACGGTGGTGTCGGCCTCCTCCAATATTTCTGGCTCTGGCTTCCACGGCCTGACAATTGATCTTTCTTCCTCCCAAGCTTCTTCTGGTCTTGGTCAGGAACTTCAGCTAGGCTCCGGCGCCAATCGACGCATTGGAGCTGCCGAGATTGAAGGCTCTGACTATCTTATGGCATCAAACTCTGATGGCCGAATTGTTCTATCCTCATCGTCTGGTATCGAATTGATTACAGACACTACAGATGGCATTGGTTCCTTCGGGTCACCAATAGTTGTGTATACAACCCAAGCCGGTAGCACGACCGCCGCGTTTGTGGATCACAATGGTAATATTTCAGCATCTCAGAACATATCGGGTGCAAATGTGTATGTGGCTGCAGGTAATTCTATTTTCCTAAATGGAAACACGGAGACTTTTAAGATTGCCAACAACGGTACCAACCTCGATATTAACGGCACCAATATTATCCTTAATGGGGAAGTGTCGGCTAGTGCAAACGTTTCTGGTTCCGGTTTCCATGGTCTGACAATAGACCTTTCTTCCTCTAAAGCATCCTCGGGTCTGGGTCAAGAACTACAATTGGGCTCCGGAGCAAACCGCCGTATTGGCGCAGCCGAGATTGAAGGCTCCGATTATCTTATGGCCTCAAACTCTGATGGCCGAATTGTTCTTTCCTCATCGTCGGGTATCGAATTGATTACTGACACTACGGATGGTGTTGGGTCCTTCGGTTCACCAGTTATAGTATATACGAGTCAAGCCGGCTCCGCTGTTGCCGCATCGATAACTCATGAAGGTAATATTTCGGCATCCCAGAATATCTCTGGTGCTAATGTGTATGTGGCTGCAGGTAATTCTATTTTCTTAAACGGAAGTACAGAGACATTTAAGATCACGAACAACGGCACTAATTTTGATATTAACGGCACCAATATTATCCTCAATGCTACAACTCAGGTATCAGCATCGACGGATCTATCCGCATCCGGCTTCTTTGGAGAGGAGATGGAATTGACATCTAACGCTGTCGTTAAGGGTCAGGTCATCGTCGGCCCAGGCACTGGCGTCGGTTATGTGGCTTCTAACGGAGATCCCGACACTAGAATTAGATTCGGTGCAGCTGGACTCGGCTCAGACTCAATGTCTATTGAGGCTGGTGGAAAAGCGTTTATTGTCTTGGATGAGAACGGCCGCGACGAGCTTACACTTGGAACCGGCGTTGGCGATGTTGTTCATGTTTCAGGATCTCTAACCGCATCGGTTGGCTTGAGAGTCTCGGCCTCCGCAGCAGACGGACAAGATATCTTCATTGGAGCTGGAAATGATCGCACCATCGGTGTCCTCCAGGATAGTGGCGCCGATTTCTTTGTTGTGGGTCATGATGCGGGCCAGATCACCCTTTCATCTTCATCTGGTGTAGAAATTGTAACGGACCCGACCGCTGGGCTTGGTTTGTTCGCGTCCCCAATTAAGATTTATAACGATCAAAATGGTGATGACACTCGATTGTTCCTCTCAACTGCAGGTGTTGTTTCAGCTTCTTCAACAATTCATGGCACCAACTTCATTCGAAAGCAGTCGCCAACAATCCACGGATCTGACTTCTCGGCATCAAATGCAGCATCGCTGTATCTTGTTAAGGTCGACGGCGGCCCGGTGACGGCATCGCTGCCTGGTCTTACGTCCGCGGCCCAGATTGGAGAGACTTATACATTCAAGGACTACCTCGGATCAGGATCAGTTAACACACTACACATTTCCCCAAGTGGGTCGCAGGAGATTGATGAGGGCTCGCAGCTTAGAATTGAGCAAGCCTTTGGTGCTGCCACTGTGACTGCCGTCTCATCCTCTACAAAGGGATTTTCTTGGGTGGTCACTTCAACAACATAAAAAGGATTATAGAAACATGGCTTTAGTAAATCAAAACGGAGTTTGGAGACTGGTTAACAATGGTAACCCTGTTGCAAAGAATTGGCGCGAGATATATAGAGTTAACTTCACAACCATCGCAGCACACGATTTTAAATCAGATGGAGATCAACTCGTAATTTCTGGCTCTACATGGAGTCAAGTAAACAAAGGTAATGCATCAGTTCTTGAGTTTGATGGATCAAATGGCCTTAAGATTAACCCTGCAAATGGATCAAACTTATTTTCGGGAGGAGACACATGCCCTCGTCTTATGTGTGAAGTACAATCATTGTGCGGCGGCGACTGGAATCCCAACATAGATGCAGTGGCCTTTATCCTGCGCATGACAAGCTCCACCGGTATTCAGGCTAACTTTGATTCCTTTGGTCTGGTCATGGCCCAAAACTCCGGAACCCTTGATAGCCAAAACGATAGATTTTGTAAATCAGGACCTCTCGCCAGCTCCGGAAAGCAGTTTGATGTCAGTGACGGTACGGAGTATGATGTTGGCTTCACCGGAGTAGATGCTGATTGTGTGATCACTACTATCTATCCTACTGGTCAGGTTCGAGTCCGAGGTGGAGTCTTTGGTTGGGGTTCTGTCCCATCTCCTAAATTCCCACTTCCAAAGGATGACACTGATTGGACATCAATCCACAGCACTGCGAACTGGAACAATTCAAGTACTCGACACACAGACAACCCAGGTCCTGTCGACACTCATCTTATTATGAGCATGAATAAATGGGCTGTCGGTCCATTTTCCTTCGAGGTTAGTAGTGGCACAGGCATAGAAGCTTTGTTCACGGAATTCATAGTTCTACGTTTAGAATGACGCCCAACTATCTTTAATGATGATTTTAGTCATTTGAGAAAATAAAATACTATTTATTTTTGAAAACTTTTATTTTTCGGAGAGAACTATGTCTTCACTGTTAGAAGAGGCGATTGTAGACGCCAAAGCCCTTAAGGACGCAGCATTAAAGAATGCTGAGGATATCGTATTGGAAAAGTATTCCGGCGAAGTCAAGAGAGCCTTAGACACCTTATTAGAGCAAGAAGACCTAGAAGAGGCTCCTGCCAAGAACGACACACTCACTGAGTTTACTGATGAGGTTCCGTTTGCATTCCAGAACGAAGAGTTGGATGCTTTAGAAGAGGATGAAATCGTAGAGATCGACTTTGATGCCCTTAAGACCCGACTTGAAGAAGAGGGCGAAGTGGTGGCTGAGGAAGATCTGAACGATGCTCTTGAGATGGCCGATGAAATCGCAGGTGATCCCGATGCTGGGATGGAGGCTGCTTCCGCTGAGGAAGATGCTGCCGAGCTTGGCGCCGAGCCAGTTGAGACACTACAAGAGGATGAAGAACTCAACCTCTCCGAAGACTTTATTAAAGAATTAGTAGAGGAGCTTGTTGTAGACATGGTTCCTCGACCACAGGGATGGTCATCTGTTAACTCCGCTAACAGTAGCGTTGAGCAAGCAAATAACGATGCCATGGCTGCAGCACAGGCTGCACACCTCGAAGAAGCTGAGGATGAGGAAGAAGAGGAGACAACCGCTGGTGACGTTATCCCAGACATTGGCCTCTACGAGTCCCAGATCTCAGAACTTACAGATTCTAACAGGGAGCTTCGTGCTCTCATTGTTGAAGCAAAGGATCAGCTTACTAAGCTGAATCTTGAAAATGCCAAGCTTGTTTATCAAAACAAGGCTTTGGGCAGCGCCTCCTTGAATGAGCGACAAAAAGCACAAGTTGTCGAAGCTGTTCAGACTGCCAATTCTGTTGAAGAAGCCAGTATGATTTTTGAAACAATTCAAAACGCAGTGGGGTCCACTCCTGATCAGAGAACACGACCACAAACACTTCGTGAAGCAGTTCAAAGACCTACATCGCTTTTGATCAATTCTAAGAAAAACAACGAGGCTACAAAGGACCCAACTATGGGTCGTATGCTGCGTTTAGCAGGTCTAACAAAATAATTTGACATTATTTGAACAAATTTATAGGAGGTTATAAAAAATGTCTATTGTAGAAACATTGACAGAAGGTATCGTTAACCGTGACCTCGCGAAGGAAGGTGCTGCACTTATTTCTAAGTGGGAACAGACCGGTCTTCTCGAAGGAATCACCGACGATACACAGAAAAACGGTATGGCCCGTTTGCTTGAGAACCAGGCAAAAGAGCTTCTCCGTGAGGCATCCACCATGGCTAGTGGTGATGTCGAGGGTTTTGCAGCTGTCGCATTCCCACTTGTACGCCGAGTATTCGGTTCCCTGATCGCCAACGAGCTTGTTAGCGTTCAGCCAATGAGTCTCCCATCGGGTCTCATTTTCTTCCTCGACTTTACCTTTGGTGGTACCTTCCCAGGTAACTCCGGTAATCGTCTTGACAACAAAACAGGTAACTCCATCTATGGTGGTGGACGAGTTGCTAGCCAGATCACTGGTGGTGTTCTTCTTAACAACGCCAACGCTGAGAAGGGCCCATACTCGCTGAACAACGGTTACTCCTCGCCAACCGGTTCCGTTGATGCGGTGACTACAATCCTCGCATCCGGTACAATTAAGGCTGGTGGTATTCCTGACTTCATCGGTTTCACTGATTCCGGCCACCAGGGTGTTGCAGGTTATGACGTTGATCGTCTGCTTCGCTTCGATCCTGATCTGGTTTCCGGTGCGCTCTTCGCAGTTGCTGCCGTTCCTCGTGCCACAATCGATACTTCGGGTGGTAACCTGGAAGACCTCGTTGCGTTCTCGATGACACAGTCGCTTAACGACGACACAATCATGGTTCGCCGCCTCACTCGTGAGGATTTCCTTGATTCGAGCCGTATTCTTGTTACGCTTGTGTCGACAACTGCTTCGACTACATCCGCTCAGATTAAGGAGATCGGTGCCGATCTGGATGCTATCACTCACTTGCAGGCTCCAATCCGTGACGAGTTCGATGCTGGCGGTGCCGTTGGTTCGGTTATCGGCAACAACTCTGACTTCGGCTTTGGTCTGGAAGACTCTGAGGGTATCCCAGAGATCGACATCAAGGTTGACTCGGTAGCTGTCACAGCTGTTACCAAGAAGCTCAAGGCCAAGTGGACCCCAGAGCTTGGTCAGGACCTCAACGCATACCACAACCTGGATGCAGAGGTTGAGCTTACTCAGATCCTTTCTGAGCAGATCGCACTTGAGATCGATCGCGAGATCCTTGAGGACCTCATCAAGTTGGCTGAGGCCGGTATCCGTTACTGGTCGCGTCACCCAGGCGAGTTCCTTGATCGCGAGACAGGTGCTGTTTCTGAGGTAACTCAGGACTTCACCGGTAACGTATCCGAGTGGTACGAGACTCTCGTTGAGACAATCAACGACGTCTCGGCTGAGATCCACCGCAGAACACTCCGTGGTGCTGCTAACTTCGTCGTCTGCGGACCAGAAGTTGCAAACCTGCTTGAGTTCACAGCTGGCTTCCGTGCAAACGTTACAGCCGACGCTGATAGCGGTGACATCGGTGCAGTTCGCGTCGGTTCCCTTTCGAAGAAGTTCGACGTTATGGTCGATCCATACTTCCCACGCAACGTGATCCTCGTTGGTCGCCGTGGTAGTAGCTTCCTTGAGAGCGGCTATGTGTACGCACCATATGTACCACTCCAGACAACACCAACTATCTTCGGTGTAGAGGACTTCGTGCCTCGTAAGGGTGTCATGACCCGATACGCCAAGAAGATGGTTCGTCCGGATATGTACGGCCTGGTCATCTGCCGAGGTCTTGACAGCTAAGGTTGTCCTGACATAAGGTCAAAATAATGAAAGCCCCGCCTCTTTTGAGGTGGGGCTTTCTATTTATTAATAGAGCTAATCGAGGATCCTTATATGGCAATTCCAAATCTTTCCCCGGCATCGACTTCAAATGCCAACATTCTCCCAGTCACGGGAGCCGCCGCAAATGTGGGCGCCACCTTGCCGTTTGGTATTTATGCAGCATCTAATGCATTCCTATCAGGCGCCGCCGATCAAGTGGCCTACACTTATAAAAAGCTTGGCGGCGATGTCCTAGACATTGAGTTAGCTGAGGGAAACGTTTATGCTGCTTATGAAGAGGCAGTTTTAGAGTATTCATATTTAGTAAACCTTTATCAGACAAAGAATTCGCTTTCCTCCATGTTGGGTGCTGCAACCGGCTCCTTTGACGAGGACGGCGTGATCTCTGGATCGCTGTCTGGCTCCAACATTGCACTGAGGTATCCAAAGTTTGATTATGGATATGTCAGAAGAATCTCCGAGGGCCTCGCAACAGAAGCCGGTATGGGAGGCACAACTGCAATTTACTCCGCATCGGTTGACAGTATTCCAGATCAGCAGGACTATGATCTGCAAAATTTAATTTCTTCATCTGCCGCGACAGATACCTCCGTACCATATTATCAAAGGGTCGGAGATAGAAGAGTCATCATCAGAAAGGTATTCTTCAAAACTCCACGAGCTATGTGGAGGTTCTATGGTTATTATGGTGGTTTTTCTGTTGTGGGCAACCTTCGTACATACGGACAGTATGCTGACGACTCCACCTTTGAGATTGTGCCAACATGGCAGAACAAACTCCAGGCCATCGCCTATGAGGACGCTCTGAATGTAAGAGTGTCACACTATTCTTATGAGATCCACGATAACAACCTCCGGATCTTCCCAGTGCCGGATACAACATCCCCTGATAAGTTCTGGGTTCAGTTCAGCATCGAGCGTGAGTTCGAGCCATGGGAGGACTCTGGAAGAGGCGACACAGGAGCCGAGGGTGTCAACAACCTGAACACCATTCCATTTGAGAACCTTCCGTTTGAAAACATTAACTCCATTGGCAAGCAGTGGATTCGTAGATTTGCTTTGGCACTAACCAAAGAGATTTTGGGACAGGTCAGAGGCAAGTTCTCGACTGTTCCTATTCCCGGAGAGAATGTAACTCTCAACGCTGCAGATCTTCTCAGTCAGGCACGCACCGAGCAGGATCAGCTCCGAGATGAGCTTAAGACAATTCTTGATGAGACGACATATGATAAGCTCGCCGCTGTTGATTCATCAATGCAAGACTCGGGCAGAAAGGTTCTTGAGAACGTTCCAGCCGGCATTTTTGTAGGGTAAGTAAATGGCAAGCAGCAAGAGATCTGAAAAAGAGATAAAAGACAAGCGATCTCAAAGATTTGAATACGTTGGTGACAAAAAGGTGGCCAACGAACTTCAGGAGATCGAGTTCCAGCCATCATCTCTGGAGACCATTGATAGGGCGATGCTTCGCTTTATTGATGAAGATCTTAATCTTTTTACCACAACCAATGACGGATTCAAGAAGGTCCCCGTCCTTTGGGTTACTGCCGAACGTGCATTTCAGATTAAGCACAATAAGGACCTCAGAGACAAGGAAGAGACCTTAATTCTTCCTTTGATCACAGTGAATCGAGTGAACGTAACAAAAGAGCAGAACTATCGTGGAACTGTTTTTGCGAACCTGTACCCTGTTAATGATGCTAAGGGCGGCACCATCACAGTGGCGAGACAGATTAACCAGCAAAAGACTGCACAGTTTCAGAATGCTCAGGCTAACAGAAAGATCGGTGGCAACACTCCACCTACGGTTTCTAACAAAATGTTGAATACCAACAAGCGAAACATGTCTACAGCTAAAACAGTATATGAAACAATCACGATTCCTATCCCAACGTGGATCAAGGTGAATTACCAGATCTCGTTGCGAACAGAGTATCAGCAGCAGATGAACGAACTTATCCGCCCATTCCTTACAATTCCAGGCAACTCCAGGACTCCAAAGATGATTGAGGCCGAGGGTCATTCTTATGAGATTTTTATCGATGGTGGATTCTCGAATAACTCAAACCAAGCTAGCATTGGAATGGAGCAGAGAAACTACGAGACTGACATTACCATTGAAGTTTTGGGATATCTTATCGGAGAGGGCGAAAACCAGGAAAGACCTAAGATCGTAAAGCGCGAGAACGCGGTCGATATTAAGCTCGGCCGAGAAAGAACTATAGTCGGCGATATTCCCGAAAACATAAAAGACGGTTTTTACAGAGAATAATTCTCTTCCTACTATTTAGCACTATTTACTTTGAACATTTTCGCAATGTAGGAGAACCGAACGAATGTCAGTTAAAAATTACCGATTTGTATCCCCCGGCGTTTTCGTAAACGAGATTGATAACTCCCAGACACCTGCTTCGCCAGCAGGTATTGGACCAGTTATTATTGGCCGCGCCGAAAAGGGACCAGCCCTAAGACCAATCACAGTTAACTCTTTTGAAGAGTTTGTAAGTGTTTTCGGCACCCCCGCCCCTGGTAACAACGGCGAGGACGTATGGCGCCAAGGCGCCAACACAACGGCTACCACATACGGCATGTATGCTGCCCAAGCATACCTTAAGAATAGTTCTCCATTAACTTACATTCGTCTCCTGGGTGCTGAGGATGATAGCGCCTCTGGCCAGCCAGCTGAGGCCGGCTGGACCGCCGGAACAGACGGCCGCGCTTGGGGCCTTGTCCTATTCCAGACCGCCTCAGACAACACAGTTCTGACTGGTGCACTTGGAGCCATCGTGTATGGCGAAAGTTCAATTGA